ATTATGAAGTATTTTGTTACAGCTAACAATCCAAGATGGAAAGCAGTTGGCGTTACTGGTGACGATACAGACATTGCACAAATCCATTCAGAATTAGCTGACTATGCATGGCATTTATCTAATGGTAAATCATTATATGGTCAAGTGGTATTAGACAGTCTAGTCAAAGGAGTTGGATACTTCCTTGTTGATGTTGACCAAGACATGGACAGTGGAAAAGGTGAAGTACTATTTAGTCGTATTGACCCTTACGATATATTTGTAGACCCATCTAGTAGAGACTTCTTATTTAGAGACGCTGGGTTTATTATGATAAAGAAATATTTATCAAAAACTCAATTAAAAAATATGTTCCCTCAATACGCTGCTAAAATTAATAAAGCATCTGGGGACACCGCTGGAAATTATTCATATTCACAAACTGGTTCAAATGATTCTAAAATAGTTCACACAGGGGATATTCATAGTACATATACACCCGAAGCAGAAGAAGATGAATTAATAAACTATTATGAAAACTATAGTAAAATAAAAGTTCCATTTGTAAATGTCTTTTTACAGATACAACCATCGGAAGCTGATTTAGCTGAAATAAAGAAATCAGTAGATGTTCAAGTGCAGGAGTTTTCAGATGAAGTAAATGTAGAAGTCCAAGAAAAGGTAATGCAAATACAACAGGCTCTACAAAATGGTGAGATTATAGAAGACAGGGCTTCATTAGAAATAGAAAAAGCACAGAAGATGGCAGAAACTGCAATAGCAGAGAAACGACAAGAGCTAATGTCTATGGCTCAAGATGCAGTTACTAGAATTGAGCAACAAGTATTACGTAAAAGAGACTTTGATTCATTGATGGAGAGTAAAGAGTTTAAAAGCACAGTTGTAGATGCTGTAGACTTTTATGAGACTCGTATTAATTTAGTATGTAGCGTAGGGGATGATACTTTCTTATATGAATATGAATTACCTATTACAGAATATCCAATAGTACCAATTCCATATCTTTATAGTGGGACTCCTTTTCCTATGAGCGCAGTAATGCCTCTTATCGGAAAGCAACAAGAGATTAATAAAGCTCACCAGATTATGATACATAATGCTAATTTAGCTAGTAATTTAAGATGGATGTATGAAGAAGGTTCAGTTGATGAATCTGAATGGGAACAATATAGTTCTTCTCCTGGTGCATTGTTAAAATACAGAAGTGGATTTGCTCCTCCAACTCCCGTATTACCAGCACCTATCAATAATGCTTTCTATACCATTACACAAGAAGGTAAATCTGATTCAGAATACATATCTGGTGTGCCTTCAGCTATGATGGGATTTACTAGTGAGCAATCTGAAACATATAGAGGTTTACTTGCTAACGATGAGTTTGGTACTCGTAGATTAAAATCTTGGATGTCTACAATAGTTGAGCCAGCTTTAGAACATCTAGGTAAAGTATTCCAGATGGTATCTCAAAAACATTATACTATTGATAAGATATTTAGAATAGTACAACCAGGGGCAGGAAACGAACCTCAAGAAAAAGAAGTAAGGATGAACATACCAATTTATAATGACTATGGTGAGGTTATTGGTAAATCATTAGATTACGAATCTGCAAGATTTGATACTCGCATAGTATCAGGTGCTACAATGCCTGTAAACAGGTGGGCATTACTTGAAGAATATTTTAAGTGGTTTCAAGCCGGGTTAATTGATGACATAGCTATGGTAGCTGAAACTGATATAAGAAACAAACGTCAGCTTATAGAACGTAAAAGCTTATATGCTGAAATGAGGAATCAAATACAACAGTTATCAGAAGCCATGAAAGACAAAGAAGGAACTATTGAAACACTTGAACGTCAATTAGTACAGGCAGGTATCAAAATGAGAGTACAGCAAGGTGATAATGAAGTGCGTAAAGATGTTTTACAGACAGAGGCAGAACAAAAACTATTACGTGGTATGATGCAAGGTGAGTTCCAAATGGCTAAAAAAGAATTAAGTAGAGAACTAAAAGCAGTCGTACGAGAAGAAAAAAATAAACAGAAAAAAGACTTTGACAGTAGTAAGTAACTGCTGTAGATTAAAAGAGAACATAAAAAAGGAACTAAAATGGACACAAATGTACAAGTAAGCAACGATTCAGAAACTCGAGGAATTGAGTCTCTGCAGTCCCCTGAAAGTGCGGACTTTGATTCAAGTGATTTTTTCGAGGCACTTGATTCTAATGTTAATGGTGGTATATTAGAGCGTAATAGCGATATAAACCTACAAACTTCGGAAGAACAGCCAACCTCTAGTCAAGATATGATTGACAAGAGCCCTGTTGAAGATAATGATACGGATGTTGAAAATCTGCAAAAAAGGTATAGTGATTCTAGTCGTGAAGCTAAAAAGCTAAACGCTAAGTTAAGCGAAATAGAACCGTATATGCCTATCCTCGACGCTATGAGAGAAGACCCTAATTTAATTACACATGTACGTAATTATTTTGAGGGTGGAGGTCAAGCCCCTGTAAGTATGAAAGAACAATTAGAACTTGGAGAGGATTTTATATTTGACCCTGATGAAGCTATGAGTAACCCTGATTCAGATTCATCTCAATTGCTAAACGCTACTATTGATGGTATTGTTCAAAAACGATTGAACACTACATTGTTAGCACAGCGTAATGAGAACCAACGCCTTACAAGGGAGTCGGAGTTCAGACAGAGGCACGAGATGGGTGATGAAGAATGGTCAACATTTGTAAAGTTTGCTAAAGATAAATCTCTACAATTAGACGACATTTATTTTCTAATGAATAGAGGCAAACGTGAGCAAAACATAGCTAAAAATGCCAACGAGCAAGTATCACAGCAGATGAAACGAGCAAAACAAAAGCCTCAATCATTAGCTACCGCAGGTAGTCAGGAACAACAAGAATCATCTCCAGAAGATAAAGTGTTTGATAGAATACTGGGTATTGACGCAAAGCTAGATGAAGCATTTGGTATATAAACCAATTGCTTAATCGTTAATACAACATGTGTATTAATAAAATAATACACGAATGGAGATAGAATATGGCTGATTTATTTAGTCTAGAGAGTGGATTAACTGAGGGTTACGCAGCCTCTCGGGGAAGCACTCTTGACACTGGTGACCTTCGTAGAAAGTATGATTTCGGAGCTAGAGTATCTGAGCTTGCAATAGCACAAGACCCTTTCTTTCGATTCGTATCGAAGCTATCCAAAAAACCGACGGATGACCCCCAGTTTAAATTTACTGAACGTCGTCCCTCGTTTCATAAGCGTTATGCTTATGTAACAAATCATGGGGCAACCGCCCCAACTAGTGGTGCAGGAACAGATGCTACAGTTGACGCTGGAGCCGTTGATGCTGGAGATACATATTATTTGTGTATGGGTGGAGATTATGAATCCGCTGGTAACATTGGTAATGTGTATGGCAATTCAACTAATGAAATTTCAGTTGGTGACAGTGGTACTCAACCTGCTTTTTTCATTCCAGGTCAATTAGTTAAAGTACCGTATGGTTCTTCTAGTAGAACTTTTTCTGGTGGACTAATTAGTCAGGTCGATGATTATTTAGTAGCAAAGGTAACATCTGTAGATACAAGTAGTGTTTCTAACTATGCAGTGTTAAAAACTGAAATTGTTAGAGGTACTTCATCTGCTATAGAATTAGCTTCTTATTATGCTGCTGATAATGCTGTTGATGGTCAGGATATTTCTGGAATGACAATATCGTCAGAACTTGAAGCAAAAAGAAGTTACGTTATTGGTACTGCTTTTGCACAGGGTTCTGGTTATCCAGAAACATGGAAAGACAATCCCTTCTCAACTGGTTTTGGAAATACCCAAATCTGGAAGACTGCAATGGCGATGGATAACACGACTCGTGCAACTGTTCTTAAATACGACTCAAATGAATGGGCTCGTGTTTGGAAAGAAAAGTTGATTGAACATAAGTGGGATATTGAACAATCATTATTGTTTAACGGAGCTGCTTCTTCAAGTGGTTCTGAATGGACAACTGATGGTGTTGTTTCATACATTTCATCTTATGGTAATCAGTTTACGTTGCCTTTATCAACTAAATCACAAGATTCATTCTTAGATGATTTATCTACTTTCTTAGACCCTCGTTATAATAACTCTAATGCTACATTATTCTTTGTTAGCACTTCAGTTTATAACTGGTTACATAAGTTAAGTGGATACTTCGGTAATAATGTTGGCATGGTTCAGTTTGGTGGAGGAACAACCCCAAGTCCAAGCGCTAATAGCTTAGGTAGAGCTGATTTATCTATGTTAGGTAAGAAGAAAGTCTTTGGTGTTGATATTACTGTAATTTCTACTCCTTATGGAGATATGAACATTGCCCGTAATATTCACTTAGACGGCACTGATATTGGAATACTCGCTGTTAACATGAAGCATTTAGCTTACCGACCGTTGGTTGGTAACGGTTTGAATCGTGATACAGCAGTATACGTAGGTGTTCAGACGCTAGAGAATAGTGGTGTTGACCGTAGGGTTGACTTAATCCAAACAGAAGCCGCGCTTCAGGTAGAAATGCCCGAAGCACATGGTATCTGGATTGCAAGTTAATAGGAGTTAATTATGGCTAATCCTCTATATGGACAAAACAAAGCAGATGGCGAAATAGACAAAGCGAGTGGAGCATTACAAAGCCTATTGGCTAGTGATACTCTTGTTGCTGGAGATTCTGGTGGAGTGATATTATTTACACCGCCCGCTTCGGCTGGAGCTTTAGTAATTACACTTCCAGCTCATTCCCCAGGCTTAGAGTTTACAATCGTACAGGCATCCGCTTATGATACAGCTGCATGCACAATAGAATCTGTTGATGGTAATGACTTTTTGGGTAATATTGATGCTCAAACTGGTGCTGGTGATAACTCAGCTGGAACTGATGATAAAATCAGTTTTGGCAGTGGTACAGTGGCTGGCGACTATGTAAAAATAGTTAGCGACGGTTCACAATGGGTTGTTGTTGGTAGTTGTTCTAAGGTTACTACTAATGGCGTAGTATTTGCTTAATGCATAATCTGAAATTCGTGATGTAATAGCACGATATAAGGATATAACTATGAAGATGAGGCTCTCTATTTATTTTACTCCTCCTTTTTTAATGGATGAGCCTCTTTCTTCATAATCACTTAATAAAATAAAGATTTATAAATGGCAACTACTAATATAGAATTAGATATAGAGAATATTACTGGTGTAGCAGACGCTAATGACCAGTTTGTTATTTCTGCACAAAAGTACGTAGCGTCTAGTATACCTAAAGATTTATTATGGTTCGCATCTACGGCTGCTACCATTACGTCTAGTTCAGGTATAGATATACAAACAGCTGATTCTATATTGTCAGTAGATAGAAATGGATACCCTTCATATAAAGTCCCATTTAGTATGAGTAAGTGGATTGATGACAGCACAAGTCTACATAATGCAACTGCATTACATCCTAAACATTACGATAAAGGTGGAAAGATTTATATTAAACCAGACCCTGATGGTAGCAATACAGGGACAGTACAATATGTAGATTATTCACAAATAGATGATGATTGTGATTTAAGAAACGCTGTTGTATTCCATGCGAGCGCTAAAGAATTTACACAATTAGCAACTGATGGATTACCAAGTTGGACATCCCCATCAGCTCCAATACCACCGTCATCCCCTAATTTTGGTAGTGATTTATCAATTAGTTCATCTCCCCCTGTAGTCCCAACAATAACAGCTTCTACAGTAGACACAAGCGGGTGGACTTCTCCTACATATACAAAACCAGTATTAGCTCTAACATCTAACCCAAGTATAACAGATTTAACAATAAGCGCTGTTTTACCAGTGCCCCCAAGCGTCCCTTCATTTGATACAGGTGATATTTCAGTAAGTGCAAGCTTACCTACATATTCTAAACCAGTATTATCATTATCTACATTATCTAGTATATCTGATTTAAGTATATCATTGTCACCCCCAGTCCCACCAGTTATAGCAGCTACAACATCTAATTTAACTACATGGGATGGTTCTTCAAGTGGTGGTATAGTAGTTGATAGCGAGCTATTATCTTCTGCTCCTGTATATACATCTCCAGTATTAGAATCAAGAACTGCATTTACAGATTATACAAGTGGATTAAGTGAGTTAGACCCTGGCGTATTATCAATATCATTAACTTCACCAGTCCCTCCATCGTCCCCAAGCTTTACAACGCCTGATGTAAGCAGTGTTACTGTATCAAACTTAGGAGTTCCTCCTACATATACATCTCCAACTACAACTATAAGTGATACTGCATGGGCAACTGCCTATCCAGATCAATATACTGCTGTAACTATTGCATGGACAGCTGTTAATGAAGAGATAGATGAGTGTTTAACTATTGTAGATGATATGCATGAACAGATTACTTCAGCAGAAGCTGCTT